AGAGTGATCATGGCAGCAACGGTAATTGACGCCCTCCTGATTACGCTGGGCCTTGATACGTCTGACTTCCGTAAGGGGCAGAAAGACGTTAGCGACGACCTCAAGAAGCAGCGTGAGGATGCGAAAAAAACTGCCAAGGAAATGGCGGAGCAGGGCAAGAAAGCCGCTTCGTTCTTCAGCAGCATCAAGACGGAGCTGCTGGCACTGACTGGCGTTACCGTCACTGCCGGCGGCCTGATGAGCTTTGTGAAAAGCACCACTTCCGGCCTGATGGATTTGTCGATCCAGTCGAAAGCACTAGGGATGAGCGCTAAAGAGCTTGATGGGTGGGCGAAATCTGCGGAGGCTGCTGGCAGTTCAGCTGAAAAGATAAGCGCAGCATTGCAGGGGTTTCAGGACGCAAAGCAACTGGCTAAGGTCGGGGTGTACGATACGCCAGTGCAGGAAGCTGCAATCCGGCTTAATTCTCTGACCCATGATTCTTTCAATATCAGGGACGACTCAGCACAAACCACGTTCAGGAAAATACTGGATTCGGCAAGGAAGGTTACCGATCCAGATATCCGCCGTCAGATTCTTCAGTTGGTTGGTATTGATGATGCTATCAATCAGCGCAACCAGGAAGGACAATTCCTGCCTGACGTTGATCGCCTGACCAAAAGCTCCGGTATTACAGACGCCTCAACCAAAGGCGCAAAGGAATTTACAGCCGCATGGGCGGAATTAAACCAGAGCCTCGAAACCACAAAAAACCAGTTTTACACGTTCCTTATTCCGTATGTGCGCGACTTTAACGTCGTGCTCCGCGACCTTTCCAACTGGATGAAGTCACATCCTGAGGAGGTGAAACAAAAAGTCGATGCTTTCTTTGGTGCAATTGAGAGCGGCGCAAAGATGGCAGATAAAGCAGCGCAAGAGGTTGGGGGTTGGGAAAACGCGATAAAGCTACTCATCGGCTTAAAGGTTGCGACATGGGTGATGGGAATCACAAAGGCTTTTACTGGATTGTTCGCCCTCACACCGCCTGCGTGGTTTGTCGCTGCCAGTGCTGTGGGGGTAGGGGCTTATCAGAACATATCGAATGCCGCAACCAAAGCAGACCATACTGATTCTCTTTGGGAGTCAATAAAACAGCGCTGGTCTGCAGGTGGTTGGTATAACAACCAGCAAAATATACAAGCTGTATCACCAGAGCAAAGGAAGAAAGATCAGGATGAGCGCTCATTCTGGGAATCAACTAAAAATCTTCTTTCACAGGCTGTGAATGCATTAATCTCTCCTGCAGGGGCAGCATCCATGCAGCCAAATATTGTTGGCGGATACCAGCCAAACGTCCCGCTTAACGCGCAGGCTGCTCGCCTTGGCGCCAAAGGAAGGGCATTTCTTCAGGCAATGGCTGGCGAGTTCGGTGCGCTGGAGGGTAAATACGGCCTGCCTGCCGGGCTGCTGTCTTCGGTAGCTGCTACTGAATCAGGTGGTGACCCGTTCGCTGAGTCGAAAGCCGGAGCAAAAGGCTTGTTCCAGTTCATGCCAGGCACCGCAAAAGATATGGGGCTGAAAGGTCGTGACGTTTACGATCCCCATAAGTCTGCAGAGGCCGCAGCGAAATATCTAAGATGGTTAATGGATGCCACAGGCGGCGATCTGGAAAAAACTCTTGCCTCCTATAACTGGGGACTCGGAAACGTCCAGAAGAAAGGCATGGATAACATGCCGGCGGAAACTCGCAATTACGTCCCTAAAGTCATGGCCGGAATGCGCCCCGGCGCCGGGATGGCCGTAGACCGCGCGATGCCGGGTCAGGCTGGCGGTGTTTATAACTTTTATGGCACCAAAATCACCACCCAGGCCCAGAACGTGGAACAGCTTACCAGCGACATCAAAAAGCACGGCGACAACCGTGTCATGCTTTTGGCTGGCTACTCAGGACAATAACTCATGTCGTTTTCTCTGAATGTCTCGACAGTGCTATCCGCCATTCAGGGAGGAAGCCTGTTATCCGTCCTTAACAGCGCCCTGTCGCCAACTTACCGGATCACCTATAACACCGTTGACGAGTCGCTTTTGACGGCTGCAGCCGGGCAGGAGGTTTTCTCTCCTTCCGGCTGGGTTAGCGTTGATCGCTACGGAGATGCGGCGGTGACTAAGGGGCCGGTAGAAAAGGGCAGGTACACGTCCTACAACAAAGTGAAACAGCCGTCTGAACTCAGGATCATTTTTGCCCTTGAGGGGTGGACGGCTTTTTCCGGGTCACTGCCTAACCTGACCAACTTCTCTCTGCTGAGCCGGAACAATTTCATTCAGAAACTGGATGAGATGAAAAACACGGCCAGCACCTACAACATCGAGACGCCGGACACGGTGTATTACAGCTACGATCTGACCCACTTCGATTATTTTGTGGGGTCATATCGCGGGCAGACGTTGTTGATGGCGAACTGCACTTTCGAGGAGATCATGGACGGCGGGGAGGTCATGCTTTCAAATGCTGTGATTGAAGGGCCTCCGACCAGCAACGCGAAAACCAACAATGGCGCCGCAGCATCAACGCAGGTGATCACTGGGGCAACGAAAGAGGTGACATTGAGCGATGTTAAGAATGCCTGGTCAAGTGCAGATACAACCTTATCAGACGCTCTCCAGACTACCGGGGCGGGGATTGTATCTAACGTTAACTCGGCGGCCGAGTCGGTCTCTAAGTCGTGGGACAGCTATTCTACTGCGGTTTCTAAGCAGATAAAAAGCACCGTCTCCGACTTTCTGGAAAAGGTGATGTGACATGCAGGAAATTAGCTTATCACCGTCACTATCCCAAAAGGTCTATGTCACGCTTGGCGGCCAGAACTGCGCGATCAAGTTACATCAGCGTTCAACCGGGTTTTACGCCGATCTGTATGTCGATGACAAGCCGATATTTCAGGGTGTTCTCTGCCTGAACTGCGTTTACCTGGTTCGGTATAAATATCTGGGGTTCAGTGGCGATCTGGTTTTCGTTGACTCAAAAGGTACAGCCGATCCCTATTACGACGAAATCGGCACCAGATTCAAGCTGTATTATGCGACGAGCAGTGAGGTCGGCAGATGAGTTACAAGGAGAGAGAACTTACCGTATCGTTCACGCTGGCCAACGGTACGTTTGACGGCGACATTGGCGACACCTTGACGGTTAAAGGTTTCAAATGTGAAGCTGCTATATCAGCATTTGGCGGCGCTACCGGCACGGTACTTGAACTTAGCCTCTGGGGACTCTCCCTGGAAAACATGTCAAAGTTGACAACCAACGCGCAAAAGATAGTCGCTTATGCGCAGAACTCAATTGTCGTTCACGCCGGCGACACCCGTGTTTTTTCCGGTTCGATAACATCTGCCAGGATTAACCTGAATCAGATGCCGGATGCGCCGATTGAGATAACCGCGGCGGCGGCCGGCAGGGAGCGCCTGATCCCATGTGAGCCTACATCCATTCGCGGCGATGCTGATGTTGCTGATATGATTCGTGCTCTTGCCTTTAAGGTTGGATTAAAGTTCGTTAACGTGGACGTTAAGGCTACTCATCGAAATCCATATTTCGATGACAATGCAATAATTCAAATATTAAAAATTGCGGCGGCACATGATATCTCTGTTGACATAGATTTTGGCACTGTAACAATTTATACAGGTAAAACACCGTCTGATTCAGTTGTTCCGTATATTTCTCCGGCCACTGGGCTTATTGGATACCCAATATTTTATGAGATGGGGATTAACTTTCGCTGCATTTACTCTCCATCTCTGAAACTGAATACCAAAATCATCCTTGAGACTGACCTTCCACACGCGAGCGGGGAGTGGGTGGTGCAGGCGGGGACTACCCACTATCTGTCCTGTAAAGTGCCTGGTGGACTTTGGGAGACGTTTGTTGTGGCATCTCCGATATCTGTCGTCGGAGGGGGAAATAATGGCAACTAACCAAAAGGCTTCTGATATCTCCTGTCAGGGTAACGCGATCTTGTCCCTTATAGCCACGGCATCAAAGGGCAATGTTTTTGCTGATATTGTTCTGGTTAAAGATGTTGGTGATGGCGTTATGACTGTGCTACCTCTTGTGAGTGGCGCGAACGTTTCCGGGGGGGAGATTAAATGTCAGGAGGTGTATGACATTCCCTTCATTAGGTATCAGGCCGGGAACAGCGCGGTAAAAATGACGCCCCGCATTGGCGATATTGGTCTGGTAATCGCCTGTGACAAAGATACAACCAATGTCAGAGTATCAAGGCAAAGTGGGCCACCACCAACTCAGCGGCGCCACTCATACTCGGATGCTGTTTACATCACTGCCATCGCTAGTTTGAACGATGAACCCACGGAGTTCGCTGAGTTTACAGGCAACGGCATAAACATACAGAGTCCTGGAGTGGTTGACATCAATGGCTTGAAAGTCCACCCAGATGGGAAACTTGAGCTTGTCGATGGTTCTATCGTTGATGGGCATACTCATGGTGGGGTAGTATCAGGAGGAAGCCGAACCGATCCCCTGGAGCCGTGATGATAAAAAAAACAGTTTTAATATTTTTTATTGCTTTGTCTGGCTGTGCCATGCCCCCATCTGAATATATTGATTACCAGAAAGCCAACAAGTTTGATGAAACAAAGTTCCCTACTAATTCTAGCGGCATGCAGTCTGTAAAAGATTTGCGAGAAATTTATAAAAAGGAAACCGGGGACAATCTTCCAGAGCAAGATACAAGTGACTGTCTAAAAGACAATAAATGCTATTTCAATAGATACAGCGATCTTCTTCACGATCTAATGTACCAACGACAAATTGAGAAGCAGAAAAAAGAAAACGAAGCATTTGCAGCGCAGAAAGAAGCTGAGTGTCAGGCTAGTAAGGAGTGTATGGCCAAGCGTGAGATTGATGCCGCGTCTTACACTTTAAATAATGTCTACTATTCTCTAATGGCCCGATACCCATACCAGCAGGCTGATTCTGACGCCGGGGTAAGGCATATGTGCCGGGTGGCTGGAGCAGCTCAAAGGGAAGGCGTGACCCTTGAGTTTATGAAACAGCACATTAGCTTAACAGAAGGAATTGGGCCAGAAATGAGATACCAAATAATCCAGGTTGCTGAGGCTTGCTGGAAAATGAGCAAGTACGGCGTTCCGGACGGCACCACGCAGATCAAGTCGATGTACTAGGCAAAGCCCACCATCAGGTGGGCTTTTTGTGCATCTCATCCCATTCTTTTTCGGCTTGCTCCCTTGCTTTTCTCTTGAGTTCGTCCCTGAATTCATCCGTCATGATTTTTTTCGCCATAAGTTCAAGGAAGGATGGCAAGGATTCTTCGACTCGAGATTTAAGAACCCTTTCAGCATGCCCAACATAGCTGTTGGGTTCGGCGACGGTAGTGAACATGCTTTTGTCTTCATCAAGAAGATAACTCAGGTTTATCCTGAATATTATTTCAGCATTCATTGAGCGGTTATTAGCTTTCGCAGAGGCTTCAATTTTATCTTTAAGTTCACTTGGTAGCCTGATTCTCAGTTGCGGATCTTCTCTACTCATGATGGTGTTCATCGCCTTCAAAAATCACAATAAGTAAATTATGCCCCACGGTGGGGTTGACAGCAATGACGCACGGTGTGACACTTATCCTGTGTCTCACGGTGGGGCATTTAGTGGAGGTAGTCATGGAAAAAGCAAAAGACATGTATCAGCGTAAAGTTCGATTTCCGGAGGATGTGCGTAAAGCAATTGAGCGCAGTGGTGAAGAGCAGTGCAGGCAGTTCAATACCGAATTGATTTATCAGCTGAGAAAGGCTTACGGCCTAATTGGGGTGAAAAATGCCCAACCATAAAAACGACGAAGCCCCAATGACTGCAACCATCGAGGCTTCTAATTTGTCAGTATCTACCAAGGAACTAACGAATATGAGTATAGCAACTGCTGTTTCCGCTATCAACGTGCCTTTCTACGGTTCTGATCTGTATGTTGTAAGTGTTGATAATGAGGCATACACCCCGATGCGTCCTATCATCGATGGCATGGGGTTAACATACCAAGGGCAGGCCGATAAGCTGAAATCACGCTTTGCCAAAGGGGTCAGGGAAATCATGATCCCTACAAAAGGTGGTGAGCAAACAATGCTTTGCCTGGCTCTGCGTAAACTTAACGGCTGGCTTCAGACTATCAGCCCCAACAAAGTTCGTCCTGAAATTCGCGATAACGTCATTCGCTACCAGGAAGAGTGCGACGACGTTCTTTACGAGTACTGGACTAAAGGCGAGGTTAAGAACCCGCGCAAGGCTAAAAAGTCACTACCCGGCAAAATCACCCCTGAGCAGCAGGAAGCCATTAAGCAACTGGTAATGACTCGCGGCAAGGCGCTGCCGAAAGAGAATCAGGCCAAAGCGATGATCACCATGTGGTCTTCACTGAAATCTCACTTTGGTTGCAGTTACAAAGAAATCAGCGACGACCAGTTTACCGAGGCCCTTTCTATCGCTGCGCGCGTACCTCTTGAGGGGGAATTCCTTGGCAAGCAGGAAACACTGCCAGCGCCGAAGTTTGACGTAAACATTCCGCTTCAATGGTGGATCGATAACAACCCGTTGGTTCGCAGTGGCAACCTGTCATTTGGGAAGTCTCTAACAGCCCCGTCCTTTGACGTGACGATGGAGATGCTTTGTGGTGACAACTCGACATCTGCAGCTATTCGCCTGATTAACGTTCTGGAAGAGGCCGGCTTTGATGTGTCGGCGCCGAAGGCTGAAGTTGTGGCGATGCGCAAACATCTGGGTAATGTCGAGTACGGTATGAAGGCTATCGCAGATGCTTGCCGCCGGGCGGGGAATAAAACCATCTCGTTCCGCGGCGGAAAGGCTGAATATCTGATTGGTTAACTAACTACGAAATTTTCGTAGACAACATCAACCTCGCTTCGGCGGGGTTTTATTATGGGCGAAATCCATGAAAACAATCTCTCTCAAACTCGACCCCGATACCTGGGATCTTGTCCTTGATGAGCTGGGTAATATCGCCACGGTTGAAAATCCCTACGCCTGTGCTCAGGACGTAGCGACGGCATGCCTGGCTATACGCGGCGAGTGCGTTTACGAAAAAGACACCGGCGTTAATTACAAAGAACTTCTGAACGTTAAGGCCAGCACCGGCGCCATGGCGGCCGCGCTTCAGGTTGAAGCGTTGCGGATGAGCTATATCGCGCGCGCTGAGCCGACGCTGATTAACAACCGCGATACGCGCCGCACTACCGGCGTTATTGCGATCGTGGATACCAACGGCCTGGATTCCAGCGTCACCCTGTGAGGAAAAAATGACGACAATCTCTACGGCGGTACCGGCCGTGACCTTTTCTACCACTGGCCTTGATGTTCCAGATGAGGGAGACATTCTTGCCGGGCGTATAGCAGATATTGGTTCTGCATTCGGGACGGCGATGAGCACGAACCTCAAGACGCCGCAGGGGCAACTGGCTGTCACTGATACTGCAATCATCGCCGACAAGAACGATCAGCTTCTGGCTATCGTCAACAACATGAACCCGGACTTTTCCTCCGGCAGATTTCAGGATGGCATCGGCAGGATTTACTTCCTCGATCGCATTGCTGCTGCGGGTACGGTTGTAACGGCCACATGCTCCGGCGTACCGGGGACGGTGATCCCGGCACAGTCCTATGCAACCGACGATAACGGTTATATGTACGTGTCACTGGCTGCAGGAACGATAGGCGCCGACGGGACGGTAAAGATCGAGTTCCAGAACCTGACTACCGGGCCGATAGCTTGTCCCATCGGTACCCTGACAAACATCTATGTCGCGGTAAGTGGCTGGTCGAGTATCACCAACGAGACCGCGGGTGTACCGGGCTCGAATGTTGAAGGGCGATCTGCATTTGAGTATCGCCGTCGCCAGTCAGTGGCACGTAACGCCTTTAACACAGCAGCGGCTGTGCGAGCTGCTGTCCTGGAAGTCGACGGGGTGCTTGATGTTTATGTGATCGACAACAAAGAGCCCACTTCCGTCGACAAAGGTTCCACGAATTACACGCTGCTGGCCAGCTCGATTTATATCGGGGTTTATGGCGGGGCAGTGGCAGACATTGCAGCGGCCATCAATAAAAAACTTCCCCCGGGCACCGTTATGAACGGTGACACCACCGGGACCGTGCAGGATACCGAAAATTATGACGCCCCTTATCCGGAGTACACCTACAGGTGGAAAACGCTGGATGCGGTGAGCGTTCATATCAAGGTGGAATACGAAGCGAATGATGGCCTTCCGTCAGATATCAACGCGCAGATCAGAGCGGTCGTCCTGAATGCCTTCACCGGCGCAGATGGCGGTACCCGGGCGCGTGCCGGCGCGCGAATTTATGGCAGCCGCTATATCGGACCCATTCAGGCGCTTGATGCACAGAACATGAACGTGCTTTCGGTCCAGATCTCTCTGGACGGAACCACCTGGTCTAGTGCGCTGACCATGGGCATTGATCAGGAACCGACCCTCGATGCAACAAACATCATAACGGAGGCGGTAAGTGAATAATGTCGACTGGACGATCTACGCGCAGTACGTGAACTCAACCAGCCTGCGGTCACTGATTGACACCTTTAACGCTTCTGTAGCGCCAGAGGACTGGATAGACACGTTCTATGACCTCGTATTCAACATCGAGACCTGCGGCGATTACGGGCTGATGTGCTGGGGTAAAATCGTTGATGTAGAGCGTTTGCTGACTGTGACGCCATCCCAGCAGTTTCTGGGGTTTGGCGAAGCGACCAGCACCCCGGCAGAACTCACCGACCCGCAACCCTTTAACCAGGCGCCTTTCTATACCGGCGTGCAGGACACGAACACAGTGGTCCTGACCAATGAGGCATACCGCAAGCTGATCATGTGCAAAGCGATGGCGAACATCAGCGACTGCACCGTGCCGGTCATGAATCGCATGCTGATGTACATGTTCGGCGCAAGCGGGCGGGCTTACGTGCGTGACGATGGCAACCATGTCATGAGCTACGTATTCGAGTTCCAGCTTTCCGATTCGGAGCTGGCCATAGTGCAAAGCTCCGGAGCACTTCCTTCCCCGCCTGGGGTAAAAGTAAACATCGTTCAGGAGGTCTGAATTGAACAATTCAGCCATGCCGTCACGTCTGACGGTTGTTTTTTCTGCGAGTGGTGACAAAAACACGATCCCGGTAAATTCCACCCCTGAAACGTTGGCTGATGGCCTTGCCGCGATGGACTCAGGATTTCCTCCGCTTACCCGCATCGCTCTATCTGCTGGCGGTAAGCCGCCAAAAGGGCAGGATTTTAATGGGATTTTTAATGATGCCTATACTCGCCTTCAATGGGAGCAAGCCGGAGGTTTCTATACATTCGACTCTGCATTTTCGGCAGCTATCGGTGGATACCCAAAAGGCGCAATTCTTATCAATTCAGCCAGGGATGGATTCTGGCAAAGCACTATCGAAAATAACACGACAAATCCTGATGCTGGCGGTATTGGATGGATTAATTATTCATCAGGACGACTCCTGAACGTGCAGACATTTTTATCATCCGGCACTTATACGCCAACCCCTGGTGCTAAGTCGGTTGTTGTTGAAATGGTTGGCGGTGGTGGTGGGAGCGATGCTGCCCCAGCCACTGGAGCGGGGCAGGTGTCAATAGTTTCAGGTGGTGGGGCCGGTTCATATGCTAAGGGTAGATTTTCAATAAATTTCACCAGCATTAGCATCGTTGTTGGCGCTGGCGGGCAGGGAGGCACCGCAGCATCTCCGGTTGGCTCTGTTGGTGGTTCAAGCTCATTTGGATCGCTAATGGTTGCGCCTGGCGGAACAAGAGGGCCGTCTGCCGGACCAGCAAATCCACCTTTTCTACCTCAGGGTAATGTCGCATCAAGCGCTCCTTCCGGTGCCAATATCATAGGCTCTCCAGGAG